ATTATTTCATCAAAGACATAAGTAATCGTATTGGGGCAAAAAGTATCATCACCACCAAACCCAATAAAATCACCTTGAACAATCCCGTCGAAATCAGGAAGGCAATCAAAACAATGGTGTAATATATCAGCAACAACCCCAGAATGGTTGCGATCAATGTCATCATGCGTTTCATTGATTTTGATCTTTACTTTGTTGAAGACAGATTTCGTACCGACAAAGAAATTGCCAGTGGCAGGATTGGTGCCCCAAACAATAGCGGGAGAACCGTCAATCTTCACGGAAAGATCACTCTCAGCAAGGAACCAATCCAGGACAGTGAGATCCCCAGTCAGAATAGAATCTTCAGGGTGTTGCAGATGTGTGTTTTTCATTGATCAGAACTCCAGGTAAGATTCGATTGCGTTGTTGATGCCTTCAGACAAAAGTGTGAGAGGTTTGACTACGTTGAACTTCCCAAGATCACATTCATAATAGTCACCGAGTTTGAGTTCAATCATAGCACCATCTGCACCCTCTTGGTACAAAGATCGTGCTTTCTCATCCTCAACAACTACCACACGACGAGCAGTAAGATCTACCACCAACATGTAGTCGAAGGTTTTAGTTTGCCTGAAATCTTCAACAGTTTTCTTCTCACTGAGAAAAGATTTGACCTTGAACTTTTTAGTGGCATGAATGTCCTTACGTTTGTAGAACAAATTCTTGCCCATTTTCATCTCGATCTTGTCATCACCGTAGACAAAATCATACCCAGTTTGATCTACACGAACCAAACCAGAATACTTTGCGAGTGCTTTCTCAACAGCAGTTGCACGGGCAAAGTTATCAGCATTGGAAGAAAATCCTGGATCATTGTAGAGAGAATCCACGACTCCAAAAACTTTGCCCCACTCGACCTGAGATTCAAGATGATCGATGAGATGCATGGTTGTGCTCCTTTGACTCTTTTAATATACACGGGATTGACTCCCATGGGGAGAATGGTGGACACTTTGACCAACTGGCACACTATCCCCAGTTTTCCATCCATTCGTCTAAAGTATAACCCTCACCCGTGCTAGTTTCTTCTATCAACTGTTCTAGGGTAAAATCTTGAAGTTCTTCACGATATTCCTCAGGAGTTTGATCTTCAGGATCATAATCATCATGACAGAGATATTCCCACTCTGCCACAAGTGCGTTAATGATGTCTGCTCTTGTGTAATTCATCGACGGATCTCACTGATTACTGATGAGTGATTATTATTTTCATTCCCTGATGACCATGTTCATCAATAAATGGAATAAATTGGGGATTCATAGAGTCTTTCCATGTTACCTCCAATTCCATTTCTTTCTGAGCTACTGTATAGTTTCCCTTTGACTTGTCCTTTCCAAATCCAGCAGTCCATGACTTTTTCTTTATACGGAGAACAGAATGATGTGCCATAATTAACGACGAATCTCACTGATAGCAGGTTGACCTTGATTGAACACAACATCAACAACTGCCTGAACTTTCTTGGCAGTGCTAATACCAACTCTATCATAAGTTGGGATGCAGACTAAACCAAATGTCTTCTCAGTGCTACCCAGACGGATCACACGACCGATAGACTGACTGATACCAATGTAGTCCATGTTACGCATGAAGATAACAGCCTCAAGTCCACTGACGTTGATACCTTCAGACAGAATGCTATGGTGGATGACAACAAATTTTTTGGTCTTGTCCTTACCCCAAGTATTCAGAGTGTCAAAGAATACGTCACGATTGACTTTCTTACCATCGATGATTGCACCTGTCTTGGATGTAATCGTCATCCAAGAATAACCACGTTCCTTGAGTTGCAGGCAGAAGTCAGAGTGAGTAAGAAGATTGATGATTTGCTTTGTTGTGCGAGCACAGATCAAAGTCTTGTCGATGCTGTTGTCATCGATAGTCTCAATCAGATTGTCACAATCATCAGCAAACATCACCTTGCGACCTTTGATCAAAGGCAGTTGCTTGACAACAACTTTAGGAGGAAGAATGAACCCACCTTCAACTAACTCAGGAGCAGGAACATTGCACAGCACCTGACCATAAACATCTCCCCAGTTCATGCCTGGTTTCTTAGGAGTGAGAGAATGTTTAGGAGTTGCAGTATAGAAGTAGCAACGATCAGCATTTTGTGCAAAGAACTCAGTAGCACCGAAGAAGTTCTTCTTCACGGAATTGTGTGCTTCATCAAAGTAAATGGTATTCACCTCAATATCTGCTTGACGAACACGATCAAGAGAATTGTAAGTGGTGAAGATCAGAACGTTCTCACCTGCGGTGCGGGCAGTGTTAGCAAACAGGTGAATGTGTTCTGGTTTGGTAGAAGAATAGTGATGCGTCTCACCACTATGAACATGCATCACATGCACATTCTTGGTATCAATAACTTCCAGAAACTCAGAGCACAGTTGTTCTGCCAAAAGAATACGCGGAGCAACAACAACTGTGGTTGTGCCATTGTTGATAGAATCATGACGACGTTGAGTATCAACAATCATCGTCAAAGTCTTGCCACCACCAGTAGGAACGATGATCTGACCTTTCTGATAAGAAAGCATACGATCAAGGATGCGTTTTTGATGTGGACGAAGAGTCAGTGTCATGCGTATTGCCTTGATGAAGATAATATAAAGCACAGAGAGACCTCCAGGAGACCCTCTGTGCCACTTGTTTGCCTGTCCTAAGGCATATGGATCAAAGGAGTTGAATTGCTTCAGTTTCCCCCTCAATTTGAGGCATTGCCCAGATCTCAATAGGAAGATCGGCAATAGTTACTTCTGGAAGATTAAGAGTCATACCCATACCAGTTGCTGCACATGCTTTCTGAATTTTATCACGGAAGAAGTTAATCGGACCAGAGAAGATTTCCTCCATCACAACAGGAAACTCAGCACGTTCTTTTTCAATAATGCCTTCATGTTCTGCCATGCTAGAAACAATCAGACGAACCTTTTCTTTCTTCACAACTGCTTTGTATGCAAGTCGTAGAACATCACCAGCATAACGATAAGTGTGCTGGTTGTCAAGGGTTTTTGCCCTCAGAGCAACACCATCTTCTTCACAATAGTTGTTAGTTCCGAAATAAGTGCTAGACTTGATCCAATCCTTTTGTTCTTCTTTGGTGGTGTTAAACACCTTGGTAGACTTAGTGCTGTGATCAAGAATCGCGTTCTTGATTGAAGTAATAGTCGGTTTGTGAGAATAACGACTGCTAACACCAGTCACACTGAGAAGAGTATTTACAACTTCCAAAGTAAGAGGAAGATTGTTATCTTCAATGACAAGTTTAACTGCATTTACAAAGTCATTCTGAACAGCATTGACAGTGCCATCAGTTGCATTGACATACAGACCCATCAGTGTAAGAACTGAGGAATTATTGAGACCATCAAGAATTTTATCACCAACAAACTTGCGTTCGTAAAATGCAACAGGAACTTGAGGATAATTGTTCTCTTTTACTGCCTTTAGAAGGTGCCTGTGGTCAAACAGTTCTTCACCATATTCACCAAGAAAAACACTAAAGGGCCAGCATTTAACTGCCCATCCTTCTTTTGTAGAGGCAATAAGGACATCTATGTTTCCTTTTGCACTTTCAGTTTTTCGTGGATAATTTGCAGTTGTGGGAGTCAACTTAGAGGGGACTCGCACACCAAACCCCGTAAAATTCAAAAGGGGATAGTTTGGACTATCTTCCTGAGAGACTTCAATCATCTCAGAAAGTTGGGCGTTGGAATTGATCTTGAACTTTTTCATTGTTGTACTCTGTGAGGTTTTTGTTGATGCCCATCAAAATGATTGAGCATTGTAATTATATATCAAGAAGAGATAGTTGTCAACTATCTTCTTCCTCTTGCTTTTGTTCTACTTTCTTGGTGACTTTGGGACCAACCTGCACAAGACCATTGTCATAAAAGTATCTCACACGTTCTCGACGTGCTTGCAAGAGAATATCATATTGCTCTTGCTGATCTTTAGTGAATCGGAAATCTTGACGTTTCCAAGTTTCACGAAGTTCTTGAAGATGGGGCAGCACGTTGACAGTAGAGGTAGGAGGATTCATTGGATCAGTAATCAATGTTGGACTTAAGGTATTCATTCATGCTGAAGTCTTGCTCTTCTTGAATCAAGTCTTCAAGATCTTCGCAAACATAGTCAAAGTTGACCAGTTCTTCAATCTGTTGATCGTTGATGTAGTAATCCATGTGTGTCAGTTGTTTGACTCTTTTAATATACAGGAATCAGGGGGCAGTGGACAAGTTAGTGGACAGTGATCTGAGTGTCCACTGCACTCAGGTTTTTCTTTACATGTTCTTCCCAGAAGATTGCATCTTCAATCTTCAGAAAGGTTGCTGTCTGTTTGGCATAACCTTTTTTCTTCGGTTTTAGATAGTTCACTCGGTACATCATTCCAGTGTCGAATCACTCCAGAAACAATAAAAACGTTAGTAATGAGATAAGTGAGAAATATAACAGTCCGTATGATAGCAACGACATCTGATTCTTTGTCATCTTTACTTGCCTTCTCTCCTATTGCTTTTGCCCACCATCGCCAGGTATTTTTTCTCTTTGACATTTTCTACTCTTGATATATTCTAACTGGTGCCAATACTGGGGAAAACATAAGACCAAACAATGAGTCTTTCTATGTAATGAACAATGTTTGATATTTTCCTCGTCCTTACACCTTACACCTATCTCAATCGTAATGTATTCTTTGTCATAGAAATATACCCAACCCTCAGTAATTCTACCAAGTGAATCTGTCCACTTAACATAGTCATTTACTTTGGGATGGTAAGTCATACAAATGCGGACATTAACGGGTTAAGGTTTAGTTGCATGGCAGAATAAGGTCTAGTATCACTAAAATCTACCTGATCTCCGTGCTTGGTGGAGTTAATAGGCGCATGATAGCATCCCTTCTTTGTATTGTAGAACCCCCAGATAGATCTTGGAGGTGTATCAGTGTAAGAAAACTGACCATGATTGATAATCCAAATAGAAAGAAGATTTCGTTTGTGTTCAGTGACTTCATAAGAGTAACCTTGTGGAGGTTGATGGGAGAAATCAGGGGGCAGTTCTAACTGGTTCATCA